CCGCGCCCGGTCGACTTGGCCGTAGAGGGCGCGGCGAGCCTGAAGGCGGCGACCATCGCGGTGGTGCTGCACTACGCGACGGACGACCCGCTGAGCTGAGCGCGGCGTCCACGGCAACCGGGCGACCTCCCCAACCTGACCACTGACCCACCGGCCCGCGGACCCGCTCCGCGGGCCGTTCCTTTTTGCGACAGGAGAGCATCATGGCACGATCCCTTGGGGCCCGGGCGCGGCTCGCGCTCGGCTTCGAGACCACCTACGGCACGCCGCCGGCCAGCGGCTTCATCCGAATGCCCTTCGCGCCGGGGCTGACCGTCGCCGCCGAACAGCCGCTGCTCGACTCCGAGCTGCTGGGCTACGGCCGCGATCCGCTGGCGCCGGTCAAGGACGCGATCACCGCCGACGGCGACGTGGTGGTCCCGATCGACGCGGAGGCCTGGGGCCACTGGCTCAAGGCCGCCTTCGGCGTGCCCACGACCAGCGGCACCGGGCCCTACACCCACGAGTTCCAGTCCGGCGCCTGGGACCTGCCGAGCTTCGCGCTGGAAAAGGGCCTGCCGGAGGTACCGCACTTCGCCATGTATCCCGGCTGCCGGGTCAACCAGTTGCAATGGTCGATGGAGCGCTCGGGCCTCGTCACGGCGACCGTCGGCGTGATCGCGCAGGGCGAGGACAAGAGCGCTGCGAGCCAGGCCGGCACCCTGACCGAGCCCGCGCTCAGGCGCTTCGGCAGCTTCAACGGCAGCGTCCAGCGCGATGGGGCGGCGCTCGGCAACCTGGTCTCGGCCGAGATCACCTATGCCAACAACCTCGACCGGGTGGAGACGCTCCGCGCCGACGGCAAGATCGACGGCGTGGAGCCCGGCATCGCCGCGCTCACCGGCAACGTGGTGGTCCGCTTCGCCGACGAGACGCTGCTGCAGCAGGCGATCGACGGGGCGGCTTGCGAGCTGGTTTTCGGCTACGCGCTGCCCTCGGGCGAGAGCTTCACGCTGACTGCGCATGCCGTCTACCTGCCGCGCCCGCGGATCGGGATCGACGGGCCGCAGGGCATCCAGGCGACATTCGACTGGCAGGCGGCGCGTGACCCCGGCACCGGCCGCATGGCCACCGCAACCCTCATCAACGACGTGGACCTGTACTGATGCTCCGACTCGACATGACCCGCAAACCCGCCTGGCACGACATGCCCGGCGGCGTGCGCCTGAAACTCCTGCCGATCACCACCGCCCTGATGGCCGAGGCGCGCCGCGATCCCGACGTGGTCGAGGCGCTGCAGAGCGTGCCGCCCGAGGCCATTGAGGCGGAGGCAAACGCGGCCATTTCGCGCGCGACCGACGAGGCGGTGGCGATCCCTTTCGCGGTCGCGCTGGCCCGGCTGGCGATCGTGGAATGGGACGGCGTCGGCGACGCGAGGGGCAATCCGGTGGAGCCCGGGACCGAGACGATCCCGGCGCTGATGGACATCTGGCCGATTTTCGAGGCGTTCCAGACCCGCTACGTCCAGAAAGGACTGCTGCTGGAGCAGGAAAAAAACGCCTCTGCGCCCTCGCAGCCTGGGTCTGGGGCGGGGGCGCGGAGTACTGCGCAGGGTGCCAAGGGCCGTGCCCGGACTGCCCGCAAACGCAAGAGCGCCCGCTGACGCTGGAGGGTCGGCAGATGCGGGATCTGGTGCAGGCGGCCGGCGGCCAGCTGCGGCTGGCGCCGATGGGCGGCGTCATCGGCTTCGACATGACCGCGCTCCTGACGATGGCCCGCGTCCGCGGCGTTCCGCTGGCCGCCGCCGCCGAGCTTCTCCCGCATGTCGAGGCGGTGGTGGTCGAGACCCTGCAGAAACGAAACGACGAGTCGCGCGGGGACGGCGGCGCCATGGGGGCTGACTGATGGCCGAGAAACGTGTGAGCGTGCGCCTGTCGGCGACGGGCGGGCGGCAGGTCAAGGATGCGCTGCGCGGTGTGGGCGAGGCCGGGCAGCAGGGCTTCCGGCGCCTCTCGCGCGAGATGGAGGCGGCCAACCGCCGGCTCGCCCGCTTCGCGCGGCAGGCCACGCGGATCGCCCGGGTCGTCGGCGCGGCAGCTACGGCGGCGGGCGCGGCGCTGATCCGCTCGGGGCTCCAGACCGTCGACGCGCAGGCCAAGCTCGCGCAGTCGCTGGCCACCACCACGGCGAGCGTGCAGGTGCTCGCGCGTGCGGCGGACCTGTCGGGCAATACCTTCCGCGAACTCGAGGCCGGCTCTGCGCGCCTGACCCGGCGCCTTTCGCTCTTCGCCGCCGATGGCAGCGGCCCTGCGGCCGACGCGATCCGGCGGCTGGGGCTGAATGCGACGGAGCTGCTCGCGCTGCCGCTCGACCAGCGCATCGCGCGGGTGACCGAGGCGATCCGCAGCAATGCCGCGGCCTCCGAGCAGGCGGCGCTCTTCTCGCAGCTCTTCGGCGATCGCGCCTTCGTGGCCTTCCAGCGGCTCGAACCCGCGCAACTGCGCCAGGCGAACGACGAGCTGCGCCGCTTCGGCGTGCTGGTCAGCGACGCCGACGCCGACCGGATCGAGGAGACCAACGACGCGATCTCGCGGCTGGGTCTGCTCTGGCGGGGCCTGTCGAACCAGCTGGCCGTCGCCGCCGCGCCGGCGCTGCAGAGCGCCGCCGAAGGGCTGGCCCGGCTGGGCGAGGTCGGCGGGCCGATCCAGCGGGTCTTCACCGGCCTTTCGGACGCGTTCGTCCTGTTGATCGACAATTTCGCGCGGGTGGCCAGCACCGCGGCGGCCTTCGCGGGGTTCATCGCCGGGCGCATGGTTGTCCGTCTCGCGTTGGCCGCGACGACGGTCCGCGGTCTCGCCACGGCGCTGGTCGTCCTGCGCGGGGCGCTGATCCGCACCGGCATCGGTGCGCTGATCGTCGGCGCGGGCGAGCTGATCTACCAGTTCACGCGGCTGGTGGCAGCGACGGGCGGCATCGGCGCGGCGCTCGATCTGCTGAAGGACGTGGCCGCGGAGGCCTGGGACCGGATCGCGCTGCGCGCCGGCGCCGCCTGGGCGCGGGTGGAGGCCGGCTGGGCCGCAGCGCAGGCCAGCATCTTCGAGGGTCTGCAGGGCGCGACGGAGGCTGTGGTCGGCTGGGGCAACAGCACCGTCGCGACCTTCTCCGGCGCGTTCGACGCGGTGAAGGCGACTTGGGGGGCGCTGCCGGAGGCCATCGGGGACTTCGCCTTCCAGGCCGCGAATGCCCTGATCGACGGCGTCGAGTCGATGATCAACGGTGTGGTGGCGCGCATCAACCGCTTCATCACCCGGCTGAACGCGGCGCTGTCCAATCTCCCCGACTGGGCAACCGGCGAGGGCGGCCTCTCCATCGGCACGCTGGACCCGGTCGAGCTGGGCGGGGTCGAGAACCCGTTCGCCGGGGCGGCCACGGCGGTCGGCGATGCCGCGGGAGAGGCCTTCCGTGCCGCCATGGGCCGCACCTATGTCGAGGCGCCGGATCTCTTCGGCGGGATGGCCGCGGATGCGCGCGGGCGCGCCGCGGGCTATGCCGAGGCCGCCGGCATGCTGTCTCAGGCCGCCGCGCGCCCGATGACCGCGTGGCAAGCACTGAAGGACGCCGTGGCGGGCGCGGGCTCGGACGGCGCGGCGGCGCTCGAGGCGGCCACGGACTCGGCCGACCGGTTCGAGGAGGCGCTCGGCGCGGCTGGACAGGCGGCCACCGAGGCCGGCGCCGCGGCCGGCGCGGCCGCCTCCGCCGCCGCGCCCAGCACCGAGCGGGCCGTCACCGGCTGGCAGGCCGTCACCGTGGCCCTGTCGGATTACGCGACGAAGGCGCGTCAGATCGGCGGCGATATCGGCCAGAGCCTCGTGGGCGCCTTCCGGTCGGCGGAGAGCGCGGTCGGCGAGTTCGTGAAGACCGGCAAGCTGAAGGTCCGCGACCTCGTCACATCGCTCATCGCCGATCTCGCGCAGCTCGCCGCGCGGCGCTTCATCCTGGGGCCGATCGCCAATGCGCTCGGCGGTGCGCTCGGGGGCGCCGGCGGGCTTTTCGCCAATGTCCTCCATGCCGGCGGTGTGGTCGGTGCACCGGGACCCGGACGCACGGTTCCGGCTGCGGCCTTCGCGGACGCGCCACGCATGCATTCTGGCGGCACGCTCGGGCTTCGCCATGATGAGGTACCGGCGATCCTGCAACGCGGCGAGCGGGTGCTCTCGCGCCGGGAGGTGCGCGCCGAAGACGCCCAGGGCCGCGACCGCGAGCCCGCCCCGACCGTCAATGTCACCATCCAGACCCGCGACGCCGAGAGCTTCCGACAGTCCCGCACACAGGTCGCCGCCGACATCTCGCGCGCCGTGGCCATGGGTCGAAGGGGAATGTGAGCAATGGCGTTCCATGAGGTGCGTTTCCCGGACGACATCAGCCGCGGCGCGCGCGGCGGGCCGGAGCGGCGCACGCAGATCGTCGAACTCGCCTCGGGCGAGGAGGAGCGCAACGCCAGCTGGGCCAATTCCCGCCGCCGCTACGACGTGGCCTACGGCATACGGCGCGCGGACGATCTGGCGGCCGTGGTCGCCTTCTTCGAGGCGCGAAACGGCCGGCTCCATGGCTTCCGCTTCAAGGACTGGGGCGATTACAAGTCGGCCCCGCCGTCCAAGGCGATCGCGCCCACCGACCAGGAGATCGGCACGGGCAATGGCGGCCTCACCGAGTTTGCACTCCTGAAACGCTACAGCTCCGGCGCGCAAAGCTGGATCCGCGCCATCGCCAAGCCTGTGGCAGGCAGCCTGCGCGTCGCGCTCGGCGGCGTCGAGCAGATGTCGGGCTGGACGATCGACACGACCAGCGGCGTCGTCACCTTCGCCACCGCGCCGGCGGCGGGCGTCGCGATCACCGCAGGCTTCGCCTTCGACGTGCCTGTCCGTTTTGACACCGACGCGCTCGACGTGACCCTCGACCTCGAGCGGCTCGGCTCGATTACCTCAATTCCGCTTCTGGAGATCCGGCGATGAACGATTCCGGCGTTCGCGGGGCTTACGCGGCGGTCCGAAGGACGGCGCCACGGTCCCCGCTCACCGTCGCAGCCGTGCTGCGCGACCCCATGCAAACGTCAAGACCTCGGGGCATCCGCCATGAATGACGGATCCGGCTTCATCGCAGCAGTTCTCAG